TCAACCAGCCTCTGTAATTATTCGAGATCATATTAGTCATGATGCTATGATTAATGATCTTGATTTCTTCCCAGATGGCCCACATGTAGACCACATTCAATTCGATAATGTGGGAACCGTAGGGGAAACTTGGGATAATGTAACCGTTGAGAGAGTCCGTATTTGGGAAGGTACAGCGCGAGGGGTCGAGCAGGCACAGCAGGGAATTTTCTGCAGAGGCAATCCAGGGTCTAATGGTGCTCAATGGAATGGAATGCGAGTTGCCGGTTGTATTATCTCTTTAGGCGCTATTGTTTGGGGGATTGGAATCCTTCACGCGAAGGACTGTCGAATTTACGGCAACACTGTTTGCCGTCCCATATCAGGCGGCGGGACTACTTCTGTTCTCGGCATTCGCATCGGAAGTGAAGGATCATCTGGCACTCATATAATAAAGAATTGTGTTACTGAGGCCATTGATTCTGCGGGGGTTACCGTTGGCGGTACGAATTGCAAGGTGCTAGGGCTCCGCGGAGCGACCATACCCTATTCAGACTGTTTTGATTTGATAGCCGGTGAGAATCCAGAAAGTGCTGCCGAAATGCTCACACACTTCAATATGTTGGCGTTAGGTGAACTTGATGTGGATAATTCTGGTACGGCATCGGTCGGAGACATCGGGGCTGCTGGATCAGGCTATGTTAACTGGGTAGCTAAGACTATTGATACTGGTTATGAATAATGGAAAACGGCAACAACGATAAGGTTCAGAAGTTAGCGCAGAGCGCTTGGTTTGCTGTACTAGGCAGATGCTTCATGATCCTTTGTGTTCCTTTATTGTCATTTGTTCTTGTTAATATAGTTGATTTGAAAACTGATATGAAGGTTCTTCAGGTTACTTTAGATGCTCAGAAAGCTGCTATAATAGAGTCTTCTACGAATTTCTATAGAAGCTCAGAAGCTGTTAGAGATCAGAAGTTAATGCAGTTATTAAATGATGAACTTAAACGAAGAATAGAAGTATTAGAAGGTCAGTTAAAGCCTGCTGACAGTAGACGTAGATAATGGGAAGACCTAGAAAAGGACTCTCAGACTCACACTTAGAACATAAGTTGAGAGCCGAAGCAGATTTAGAATACTTTATTAACCTAATACACCCTAAGAGGTTATTAGGGAACATTCACCGTGAGGTTATTAGGTGGTGGACTAGACAAGATGGAAAGACTCATCAGTTACTTCTTCTGCCTCGCGATCACGGTAAGTCTGCCATGGTCGCATATAGAGTGGCCTGGGAACTCACTAGAGATCCCACCCTTAGGGTTCTATATATCAGTAGCACCAGTAATCTGGCCACCAAGCAATTAAAGTTTATTAAGGACATCTTTACATTAGATAAGTATAGAATGTTCTGGCCCGATATGGTCCATAAGGACGAGGGCATGAGAGAGAAGTGGACTGAACGGGAAATATCGTTAGATCATCCTCTCCGTAAAGAGGAGGCAATCCGTGACCCCTCAATATTTACTGCTGGTCTCACTTCTAATATTGTCGGAATGCATTGTGATATTACTGTGCTGGATGATGTTGTAGTTCAGAGTAATGCCTATACAGACGATGGAAGAGAGAAGGTCCGTGATCAATACGGATACTTATCGTCCATCGGCGGAACAATGGCTAAAGAATGGGTGGTCGGTACCAGGTATCACCCCAACGATCTATACTCTGAACTAATAGGAATGGAGTTAGAAAGTTATGATGAAACTGGTAGAGTCAATAAACGCGTACCTCTCTTCGAAGTATTCGGAGATGGAGAAGCGAACAGAATCACTGTTGAAAGCCTGGGAGACGGCTCCGGTGAATTCCTCTGGCCTAGACAGCAACGTGAAGATGGTAAGTGGTTCGGATTCGACCAAGAAGTCCTTTCTGTTAAAAGAGGACAATACCTTAACCAAACTCACTTTAGAGCCCAATACTATAACGATCCACAGGATACAGGATCCTCGCCTTTCAACCGAAGCCTCTTCCAATACTACGAGCCAGGATACCTCTCCTGTCGTAACGGAAAGTGGTTCTTCAAAAACGAAAGGCTCAACGTCTTCGCCTCCATCGACTTCGCCTATTCCTTAGGTAAGAAGTCTGACTATACAGCTATCTGTATAGTAGGAGTAGATGGAAGAAACAACTATTATATTCTAGAAATAGATAGATTTAAGTCTGATAAGATATCAGAGTACTTTAATCGAATCCTCAAGATGCACGAGAAATGGGGATTTAGGAAATTAAGAGCAGAGGTTAGCTCAGCTCAGCTAGTAATCGTAAGGGACCTAAAAGAAAATTATATTAAGCCCTATGGATTATCCCTCGCTGTTGAAGAGTATAGACCTCCTCTTAAGGCCGGTTCCAAAGAGGAACGCATTATGGCCGCCCTAGAACCCAAGTATGCTAACAGACAGATCTGGCATTACCAAGGAGGTAACTGTCAGGTCCTTGAGGAAGAGTTATTATTTAGAAACCCTGCGCATGACGACGCTAAGGACTCCTTAGCTTCCGTCGTTGATTTCGCAGTACCACCAATCTCAATCTTTTCACAGGCAAAAGCTATGATGCCCCAATTCCAATATCATTCACGCTTCGGAGGCGTAGTTTAATTGACTTCAAAAGTACTAGACGTAGATGACGTATTAGAGCCTGACCGTAAGGCTGTAAGGATATCCGAGCAGTGGATTGAATGGAAGATGTATCGCAAGCAGGCAGAAGACCTGTGGGACGAGGTACGTCGATATGTATACGCTACAGACACTACTAAAACGTCTAATTCCACGTTACCGTGGAAGAATAAGACGACGATCCCCAAGCTCTGTCAGATCAGAGATAATCTATATTCGAACTACACAGCCACTATGTTTCCTCAGCGTAAGCCTCTCGTATGGGAAGCTAACGAAAAGGATGCCAACTCAGTAGCTAAACGAGATGCCATTACCAACTATATGCAGTGGGTAATAGAGCAGCCTTCGTTTAAGCACGAGATGGATAAGGTGCTCCTAGACTACATCGATTACGGTAACTGTTTCATGACAGTTGACTGGGTGGATGAGAGAACTGTTACAGAAGATAACAAGACACAGACAGGGTATGTAGGCCCCGCTCTCCGTCGTATCTCTCCTCTAGATATCGTAATGAATCCTACGGCAGAAGACTTCAGGTCTGCTCCTAAGATTGTACGTTCTTTAATCTCTATCGGAGAACTTAAAGAACTATTAGAGCGTATGTCTAGTGATGACAACCGAGAGGAGTACGAAGCACTCTGGAAGTATCTTAAAGACCTTAGATCTAATGCCAACCAATATCCTGGAGAATGGAATCAAAAGGATTCCCTCTATAATATCGATGGCTTTACGAACTTCCGAAACTACCTATCATCTGACGTAGCAGAAGTTCTAACCTTCTACGGAGACATGTACGACGAGGACAACGACGTGTTCTATAAGAACCACGTCATTACAGTCGTCGACAGACATAAGTTAATAGGTTGTAGACCTAATCCCAGCTTCTTTGCTAAGGCCCCCATCTTCCATGTACCATGGAGGAAGAGAGCAGATAACCTATGGGGTATGGGCCCACTAGATAACTTGGTTGGTATGCAGTACCGCATCGACCACGTAGAGAACATGAAGGCCGACATCTACGATTTAGTCACCTTCCCTGTACAGAAAGTCAAAGGCTTTGTCGAGGATTATACTTGGCAACCCGGAGAGAAGATCTTCGTAGGTGAAGAGGGCGACGTGGATATGGTCGTTCCAGATGTACAAGCTCTACAAGCTAACTTTGAGATTCAGAACCTCGAACGTCTCATGGAAGAGATGGCTGGTGCGCCTAGAGAAGCCATGGGCTTCCGGACACCCGGTGAGAAGACTAAGTACGAAGTACAGTCCCTAGAGAACGCAGCTCTACGTTTCTACCAGAATAAGATTAGACAGTTCCAAGAGCAAGGTGAAGAGCCTGCATACAACGCCATGCTAGAGTTAGCTAGACGGATGTTAACTGGAACAGTAGTAATCAAGATCTTTGATGATGAGTTTAAGACTGCTTCATTCCAAGCCTTAACAGTAGAAGACATTACAGGTATAGGCCGGATCAAGCCAATTGCTTCTAGGCACTTTGCCGAACAGGCAATGCTGGTACAGAACTTAACACAGCTTACAGCTTCTAACCTATGGCCTACTGTACAGCCGCACTTCTCGTCTATTAAACTAGCTAAGATCTTGGAAGAGGTCTTTGACTTAAAGGAATACGAAGTAGTGTTGCCATACGTAGCCTTAGCAGAACAAGCTGATGCACAGAGACAAGTCCAGGTATACCAAGAACAACTGGCAATGGAATCACAAACAGCAACAGGTATTGGTGGGGATTATGACATGAGTGTAATGAACCAGCAGATGCCCCCAACGGAAGGACCTCCGCAATAATGTATCTAGATTGGACCAAGAATCTAAAGACTGAAGAAGAGAAACAACAATTCACTAAAGACATTAAAGGATCTAAACCCGTACTCGATAGACTGAGAGAGATCTTAGCAGAGTACGAGAGATCCTTAAGTAGATCTGAAACCGAGATTACTACTTTCGACATGCCAGGTTGGGATTATAGACAAGCATATAAGAATGGTTTCAGAGCCTGTCTAAACAAAGTCTCAGACTTAGTAGATGTCGACAAGAAGATTACTAGGATGGAAGGACCAAAGCCATAATGAATACTTTACTAGATGGGGGAGACAAACCTCAGATTGACCCAGCAAAGAACTATGTAGAAGAGCTAGTCGGAGAAGGCAAGAAATTTAAGACCGTCGAAGACCTAGCCAGAGGTAAAGCTACCTCTGATGATTACATTAAAACACTAGAGACCACTCTAGACGAAATGCGCAAAGACTTCCTTCGCGAGAGGGAAGATAACATTGCCAAGACTAAGCTGCAAGAATTAATCGACCAGATGGAAATGCGGCAAACTAATTCAAGTAACGCAGAAACCCAAGCGAAAGAATTAGAACAACAGAAACCCTTTGACATGAGGGAGATTGACAGTCTTGTTTCTAATAAGCTTGAGCAGATGAAGCTCAGCGAGAAGCAAGAAGCCAACTTCAACACAGTCAGGGATAAACTAAAAGAACGTTACGGAGACAGCTATGGCTCTGTAATTAAACAACAAATAGCAGATTTGGATATTAGCGAGGAACAGCTTAACCAGATGGCTAGGAGTAACCCTAAAGTTCTATTCAGGACATTAGGATTAGACCAGCCAGCACAACGGGAAAGCTTTAATGCGCCTCCTAGATCTGACGTAAGAAGCGACACCTTCTCACCCAACGTCCAGAAACGCACTTGGTCATATTGGCAAAAGATGCGCGAGGAAAAGCCTGATCTGTATTTTGATCCAAAATCAACCGTACAGAGGATGAAAGATTACGAAGAACTCGGACCAGCGTTCGAGGATGGTAATTTTAAAACTCTGTAATTCTTAATTAAAGGAGACAACTCATGACGACTGGTTTTACAGTCCTCGGCAACGAGTATCTTCTTCGAACACAGCTGTGGTCTAAAGAACTACGGCAGCTGCTCTTAGATGATCTCTATGCTATGAAGTTTGTCAAGCTTTTGTCGGAATTCCCAGACGGTGGCAGCGGGTCTACGATTAACATCCCGAGTCTCGGCGAAGCAGAAACTGCTGACTTTGCTGAAGGACAAGCGATCAAGTACAGCAAACTAGATACTGGTAACTTCACTTATAGTCCAGATCAGTACAAGTACTCAGCGCACTCCATCTCGGAGAAGTTCAAGCGAGATAGCTTCTGGGCATCAGAAGTCATGTCGTCATTCGTACCTCGTCAACACCGCGCTTTAATGGAAGCCGTAGAAACCCGGATCTTTAACCGGGCTAATGCGGGCCAAACGGCAAGTGACTTGAACGCAATTAACGGAGCCAACCACCGATTCGTGGCCTCTGGCACCTCTGAAGTAATGGCTCTAAAAGATTTCGCCCTCGCGCACTTCGCCCTTCGTAAGGCGAACGTTCCGATGACGAATCTTTGTGCAGTCGTTGATCCCTCTGTCGCGTACACACTAGAGACGCAAGCT